AGAGGAGCACCTATTACAGATACTCATTCCAACAGGGTAATTGGTAAAGGAATAAACTTTGCAAAGACTACAGTAGAAGACGGTGGTGTAACATATCCAGCAATCAAGATAACAGGTAAGATTCACAAAAACTATGAATTGGATACAGATATTTGGGAGAAGATTAAATCAGGAGAATACAAAGGACTTTCATTTGGTGGAGCAACAAAGGCTAACAGAGTTCCAAAAGTAATGAAGGACGGAGACGTTGCATATGCACTTACAGACTTGGAACATTATGAAGTTGCAGTATGTAAAGATCCTGCAGTACCATTGGCATTAATTACAGAATTTAACTCAGTTGCAAAGGCAATGGTAGATTCAGAGCCTAGGGGAGATGGCAAAGAAGTAATCAAATGTAACAAATTTGGCTGCTATGTAACAAAAAATGAAGGTGCAGACGAACCAGAATATCATGATGAATCATTAATAAAAGGTGAAGATTGGTCTAACGCAGACATACCAACTGCAACAGTAACCAACACAGTATCACAAAGTACACAAACTGCAAAGCCAATTAAGACAGATAAGAAGGTAGGAGTACCTGAAAATGAAGGTGGATTAAAAATAAACGTAACTCCATTAGAAGGTGGAATTGCTGATAATCAATACAAGAAAAATGATACACCAGCATCAACTGGTACAGGTGGTGGAGTCAGAGCACATATTGATGACGCATCAAACCAAGACAATCCAAAAGACCAGACGGCACAAGTAAGTGAAAAGATTGAAACAATTAAAGGTAAAAGATGTAAAGAGTGTGGAAAATTAGAATCAGAACATGGTAGTGGAAGTGATGTCGATACAACTTTACTTCATAAATCAGATGTTAACAAAGTTATAGGAGCAATAATGGCAGGTGCAGAAAGAATAAAAGGACAAGCCGACAGTGCACATATGCCTAGAAAAGAACCACAAGTAAAGTGGCATCAACGACTTGACGATGAAGAGTGGGCAGTGAGAACTGGAAAGGTAAGACCTCCTAGATCATATTCAGATGAAGATAAGGAATCATTGAAATCATCTCAATCATCTGCAAGTGAAGACCCACCAAAGAAGCCAAAGGAAGAAGCATCTAATTGGCATGGTGGTAAGCGTGATGAGAAAGGAAAGCCTGAAAGAGCTGGTAAAAAAAAACAACCGTTATTGTCTAACTCATGGGAAGCGTTAAGGCAAGAATGGAAATCTATGGTTGAGAAGAAAGATAGTTGGGATAAAGAAGAAAAAAGGGGAAGAAAACAAAGATATATAGATGCTATTAGTACACACACAGGTGAAGAGGTAGAAGCAGTTATTGAAGGAACAAAAGGCAAAAAATTGGAAACCCAAACTCAGGAGTCTAGACAAACACGAGATGAGAATAGAGCAGTTCGTAGTGGTAAGGTAGCACCATCAAGAACTTTTACAGTATCAGGAACGCCTACAAATATAAAAACACGAGAACCAAAACACGAAGTCGATATAGATTTACTACATGAACTAAAGTCATTCAGTGAATCGACAAAATCAGCATTAGGAGCACTAGGTTGGGGTAAATTAAACCGAGATGGTTCAAAGCAGAAATTAAGAAAAAGACAACCAAAACTTGATGACTTTACTGATGAGAAAAAATCAGGTTATCAAACAGAAGAAGGTAATAATCAACTAGGTGGTCAAGCAGTACCTACAGAGAAATTAGTCAGTTCATTAGGTGCTCAAAACAAACAAAGAAAGGTTACTATACGCACAGAAAGATAAGAAATCTTTATATACCCTTTATATAAAGGATACCTAGGAACATGGTCAACGAAGACAATTCTAACGAACAAGTTGAAGCTACAGAAATCGCCAAAAGCGATGATGCAGAAGTTCAACGAGTTGAAACAGAAAAATCTTTCCAAGAAACTGTAAAATCAGGTTTCGATACACTGACAGAAGTTGTTCAGTCTATTGCTGAATCACAAAAGGCAACGCAAGAAGTCTTAGGTGGATTAGACAACAGATTGAAGGCTTTAGAGACACCAACTGACTTGCCACTATCCCCAAAAGGAACAGCAGCAAGTGACGATGTTGGAGCAAAGGTAACTGTCCCAAGAGATCCATATCCACAAGGCGTACAAGCTGGACTGGACGATGATCGATCTGGAGAAGACAAACCAGCTTCAGACAAAGGTGGTCTCAAAATGCAGAAGAAATCAGAAGATGATACAGAATTAATTGAGAAAGCCGAGCACACATTTAGTACCGAAACACCTCGACCAAGTGCAGCATTAGAAAATGTTGATAAATCCATCAAGGATACATCACTTATTTTGAAAGATGCACGAGCCGAAGGATTTGAGGGACTAAGTAACGTAGCAAGGAACATTCTTAATGGAAAGTATTACGTGCCTTCAGACGATGAAGTAAGAGGTTTCTAAAATGGTTCAAGTCAAAACAATCGATGAACTAGAAGCACTCTATTATGGACACAACCGTAACCTTCTAAGAAAAGCAGACGCACCTGTGACAACTTCGACAACTGGTACATTTAATGCCATTTTCGGAGCATACGCATGGGCACAATTGAACCTTGAGGCAAATGCTTTTGGTATTTTACCAAAGTATCCTTGGGACAAGTCTGGTTGGAGGGTCATCACAGCTAAACCAGTTCTGAATACAACCAATGCTAACACAGTATTAGGTGGTACATCAGAGGGTGGTTTAATCGCAGAGACAATCAAACCAACATTGCAAGAAATTGATGTTAGACCAAAGACAGCACAACTGCCTTTCTCAGCATCAGAAGTCATGGAATGGTTGGCTACACACTCTAAAGACGATATTTGGGGAGGCTTAGGCTCACTCAGATTATTTATGGCTGTACAGCACAAAGAGTTCCTTAACAGAATGTTACTAGCAGATGTTGAAGCAGAAGCAGCAAGTGCAAGTGGTACAAACACTGGTACTAAAGACTTCGAGACACTAGATAGAATCGTTTCAAGCAGTGCAGAAGAAGGAGTAACAGGTGGTTCACAAGCTGGACTATATGATCCTTGGGCTGCAAACGCAACTATCGATAGAGATAGTTCAACAACCTTTGACTCTACAGTAGAGTCAGCATCAGGCACTATCGGAACAAACGGAGTACTTACCGATGATACACTAAGAACTTTCCTCAGAAAGATTCGTATCGCAGCAGGTAAAGATCCAAACGTTTTCCTAGGTTCTCACGAAGTTTATTCTGAGATACAGGGCTTATACATGCCTTCTGTCAGGATTCCAAATCCTTACGGTGAAGCATTAGTACAAGTTGATGTAAACGGAATTCAAACATTCAAGGGAACTGGAGTCGGCATTCATGTCGACAGTATTTACGGAATACCTTTCATTCCATCAAAGGACGCACCAAGCAACTCAGCCGACTCAGACGAGATCGGAAGATTATTTGCTCTGGACACCAGCGATGCAGAAGGATATGGTTATCCAAGAATAGGAATTCAGATCGCAATACCAACAGAGTACTACGAAGCAACTCGAAGAACACCAGCCTATCCATTCGTAAACAACGCCTTTGTAGAAAAGGGAGTTTACAGAACAATGGGAGAGACTGTATGCAGACACTTCAAATCACAAGGTAAGATTAGAGATATTAAGCTTTAGTCAAACCAAAATCTTTTTTTTTAAACTTATATAATAGTAAATATAACATAATGAATGTTAGTATACATTATTGTTATGGGAATTATCGGGGGACTGATGATTTATCTTCTTAGAAGAGGAAACAAGAATGATGCTGTTGATTTTTCATTAAAATGTAAAGAATGTGGTTGGCATAAGGGCATATTGAAATGTATGAATTGTGAAGACCGAAAAAGAGATAAATGGAGATAATCTTTATATCTCAGTTAAAAATCGATACATTATGGTACAAATATATCATGCCGACAAACTGGCAAAAGCAAGGGATTTAGTAATTATATTCCTATTTGGTTCTATTCTGATAGAAACCATCACTGGAATTGAGTTATTAGGCTCTTGGTGGAAGTAATCTTTATAAGTCTTTAGATATTTCTAATATCAATGGCAATCACAATCAGTACATCAGATTGGACAAATGCTAACGTGAGAAAGACACTCTCATGGCAAGCTGCTTTGACTTCAAAGCTGCGAGTATATGCTGTCAAAGTTACCTTCGGTAGTGGAGACAACTATGCAACGGGTGGTGTTTCTGTTGACCTTAAACAGGGCAAGAGAATTAAAACACTGGTCGCAGTTATTCCTACATATACGGACTCATTGAGACACGTACAGTATGACAAAGCAAATGAGAAGATTCAACTTTTCGATGTTGGTGGTTCATCAACAGCTCCATTTGCAGAGACACCAAATACTAGCTCAGCTTGTGCATCTAAAGTATTCGAATTTCTAGTCATAGGCTACTAGAGTCCAAAAAGCCACTTTTTTTTTCTTAAAGTTTATATATGACAGAGTTAGATGATACCTATGGTAGAACTGAATCATAATGTAGTATCCTTTAACTCAGACACACTTATAAAAGGTTCACATGGCGTTCTGGTGAATGTTTATGTTTCAAAAGTAGGTTCTGGAAGCAATAAGGTTCAATTCAGAAATGGTACAACTGCAAGTGCACCAGTGGAATTTACAATATTTACTGCAGCACAGGGAACTTATGTAGGTATCAATAGAAGATTTGAGGCAGGAATATTCGCAGATTGTGATGGTAGTGCTGAAGTTACTGCAGTCTTTAAGTGATATCTTTAAATACAAAGTAAAACTATTCTATATATGGCTACGACATATTGCTCTGCAGCAGATGTTTCTGATTTTCTCAGAATCCCCATTACTGCTACTAGTACTCCTAATACGGCACAGGTTGAAAAAATCATCAATCGAAAGGAAGAGGAACTCGAAAGGAGAATAGGACATGCTTGGAGATCAAAGAAGGTAACAAGAGAAGTTCACGATTTACCACTACTTTATACTTATGGTTGGGGTACACCATTATTCTTACAGCATAGAAACATTTATGAATTCAGTGCTGCTGAAGGCGATAAGATAGAGATATGGCAAGGCTCTTCTTCAGAATGGGAAGACATTCTAGGAAGTGGTCAATGGTATGATGTAGAATATGAATATGGTAGATTATTACTTAGGGGTTTTATATTTTCAATTTTAAGCAAGAATAGATGCAGAGTAACCTACAGATACGGTGGTGAACAGTTTGCAGGTGATACAAATGTACCACTAGACATAGCAGACGCTGTAATAAAAATGACTTCAATAGAATTATTAAATACAAGTTTCAGAATGGACGAACTCCCAACTGGTGGCATGACAAATGTATCTGAATCCAAAAGAAAGTGGGAGGAAGATATTGAGAAGTGTATCGATAATAGAAGGGAAGTGTTCGTCATACCATGACCAATAAAGTTTTTGATTATTCTAATCTAGAAGATCATTATGGAACACTTGCAGCAAAGCTGTTAAGGAAGCGTGGATTTACTGCAAGAAAATATAAAGGTCAAGTTAAAGTTAGAGTACCAAGAGGTATAGGAACTATCAAGGTAGAGAAAGCAGATACATTACTATCATTGATAAAACGTGTAGAAGCAATGCATCAGCCAAAAGAAAGACTGTATGAAGAACCACCAGATACAGCAGTATACAAAAAAAGTGGTCAGTTTCCAGATGAAAAATTACCAGAGTATTATGGAAGATACATTTTACCTGCAACAGTAAAGCCTAACATAGATAGAATTAAATCTTGGGTACAACAAAAAAAGTTTTTGGGAAAAACTCAAGAAGACCTATTAGAAGAATACAATGAATTAAAGGGTAGGGAACAAGATACAAGATTAACACCACAACAAAAGAGGGACTTGATAGATTCAATAGCGTTTAAAATCTCAAGAAAAATATGGTATGTAGGAAGAAGATCTGCAGACTTGACAGATTGGGAGTGGAATGAAATGACCAAAAGAATGAGACCTAGAAAAGGTTCATACAGCAGAGGAGAAAAATGGAAGGGTCGTAGTTTTCCATACACACAAGCATATATTTACACGAGTGGTGCATAATGGGAACAGCAATCTATGATGCAGCAGATACAGTAATATCATTGATTAATGATAATTGGACTGCTGGTAGACTTCCAAACATACAAAAGGCATGGACTAAAAGAAGTGTAGGTTTCGGAGACAGTAGAAGTCCACAAATTATACTTACACCAAAGACTGAAAACGTCCAATATTTCGGACTTTATGGAAGTGACTTTTGGCATGATGTTACTCTGGATTTGGACATAAGATCATATCAAAATGATGTAAGACATAATAATATAGTAAAAGAGGTACAGAGAATAATTAAGGCTAATATACGTGGTGGAAATGATTATACTGATATCAGGGTGGTTTCATCGTATTCCAGAAGTCATTATATGCGTAATATGTTCAATCATATAATTACCGTATCCCTGAGAAAACTAAACCCTTAATAGGTAATCTTTAAATACAAACAGACACAAACAGTATATATGGTACGAACAGGTGCATATGCATATGTCAATTATGGTTATGAAGGTTCATTCGGTGGTTCTGCTACCGTTAATAAGTCATTTGGGCTTAAGACAGCCGTTACTGGTCTCACTCTTGGTACAAACAGGCAACAACTTTACAGATTAGGTCAAGTAGAACCTCATAAATACGCATACGGAACACAGTCAGGAACAGCATCATTGGACTTTGTATTAGGAGGTATTACTTCAGGCGATGTTTTTAAGGCTATTTACGGAGCACCTTCTGGAGCTGGAACTGGAGCATCAAATCATGTTTATGGAAGTGATACAGGTACTGATTCATCAAAAACATTTGTAGGTCAGTCATTTACAACCGAGATAGGATTTCAGGGAGAAACTGATTATTTAATAAGAACATTAAAAGGCTGTATTTTAAACACATTGGGAATTACTGCAACAATAGGAGATGTTGTTAAATGTACAGGAGACGTTGTATTTGGAAAAGAAGATGAACCAAGTAACTCATCAGGTGACTTTTCAGATGACGCAACAGAAGATTCTCAGCCATTTACATTTGCTAACGGTCAATTTTCATTAAATGGTGTAGTACAGACACAGATACAAGATGTAGATATAAACTTTGCACAGAATGGAGACTTACTTTATGAAATAGGAAGTAACCAAGCAGTAGCAGGTATAAAAAGAACATTAGATATTACTGGTAGATTTAAGGTTGCATTAAAGGATAAAACTGCAATAAACACGCTTATAGCCCAATTAAAGGGAGCAAATTATAAGGAGACTTGGGGAGATAAAAACGCAGGAACACCAGAATTTGAACTACATTTCACTAATGGAGTAGTTGGAAATGGTGAAAGAAAAATAACAATAATTGGTAAAGGTTTGGCAATCGCAGACCACAACGTAACTGGATTAGAGCCTGTAGAACCAGTATTTGAAGAGATAAACTGGCAGATAAAATCAGCCAAAATAGTAGTAGTAAACTCCGAATAAACTTAATTAACTTAAGTTAATTAACATTTAGCTAGACTAAAGGTTTATAAGTTCAGTATTATTAACCTTATTAATGGCTATAAAAAGCTTTGATTTCGATTTTGATGGCACACCATCTACCA